GTGTATTGTTCTTTGTACTATAGTTCTTGTCCTTGCGACATTGCTACACGCATACGTTCAACCATTTGCCGATGTAATGCTAATTCTTTTACGACGATTTGTAACTCTATTTTAAGTTCGTCGCGTTCTTCACGTAGTCGATCTAAACTGTTTTGTAGATCGTTGCATCGCACATCCCACATTGCTAACTCTGCTGTTTGTGTGTCGTTCATAATCCCATCTTAACCTTATATTTGTGGCTATGCAAGAGTCTTTCACGTTCGGCAGGTGATTTGCCACCCCAAACACCGTACATGATTTGGTTGTTCAAAGACCATTTCAGGCATCGTTCCCTGACAGGGCAGTCGCCACAAAACTTTTTGGCCGCAGCAGTCAGATGTCTTTCGCCTTGTTGCGGGAACCAGGAGATGCCGTCGTCGGCGTTGCATTTGGCGTTTTCCATCCATCTTGCGTCGTTGTCTACAAGTTTGAAAGAAGTCAGTATTTCACCCATGGCTTCACTCACCCCACGGGCCGAACCCGTTTCCGTTGGTTTTTTCGGCGTAGTCATAGATGGCTTTTGCTGCGGATAGGTTCACGTACGGGTCGAATAAGTCTTTACAATACTGTATTAAACCTAACGATTGCAAGTATCCGACAGGGTTGTAGCGGTTGGGTTTGCACCAAGATCTGTCGTTGATTTGGGTTAAACCCATGTCGGTTGACCCGTCAGCGTTCAGGGTTGTGTTGTGTGCTGTTCGTTGGCACCGTGATTCGCGGTTGATGATGTAGTCCAAAGTTTTTAGTTGGTCAAGTTCCCAGCCTGCCCGTACAGCTGTGTCCCACCATTGGGGGCATAAAGCTTTAGGTTTAGGTAGGGCTTCAGAGTCGCGCCAGACGCGCTGTGATGCGTTCTGTGCCACCAAAACAGGTGGATGGCTGTCTACCAGCGTGGTCGGTTCAGCTATCGCTGTGACACCGCCTACTGTGAAGGTGATTGTGAGTATGGCAAATAGCCGTAATAGTGCATCCATGTTCTCTCCCTTTATCCTAGTTGATTTGGTTTAGCCTTTACAATGTAAGGGTTTCGCCTTCGCTTAGACTCCGAGAAAAGCCTAAACGAAGGACCACAACTCCCGCTCTATGAATAAAAACGGGAACCTTTATGTTGCGGTTACGTCTGTAATCAAACTAATCAATTCTGCAAACTCGTTCAACGTCATCAACACTATCCCATCAGAGTTACCTTCAGGCATAGCGATCATTGCAAATGGTCGGATATCTCCCAACGCTTTAGAAGCATCCGATTGTGCTTTCGCCGCCCGAAACCTTGTCTCGATAGGGCCAACTTGCGCACCGGCTTTAACTTCAACCCGAAAAAAACCCGCCCAATGTTCCTCATGCCGAGAACCAGCATTACCTGTCGCAGATAATCCCAGTTTGCGTCTGGCATGTCGGGCTTTAGCATCACCTTTAGTTCGATTCCTTTTCCCCCTAGCCGCAGGATCGTTACATCCACGTACCCGTCGCTTACCGTCACGAGATGGGCGAGTGAGCAACCCGAACTTCGGACATTCAGGCAGGTTGCATTTGTCCCTGTTGCCTTGACATTCGCCTTTGCGTTCATCGGTCATCTCGGATCTAAAACGTCGATGAGTTCTGCCACTTCGCCTGCTTTCATTTGCGACAGACTACCGATAGGGCGTTTACATGCGTCAGTAGCCAACTCAAGTTTGGCTTCCGGTGTTGCGAAACCTTTAGCCATCATCAACGCTTTAAGTTTTCCTAACTGTGCTGCTGATGCTGCCGCGTTAGGTTCTTTAGGTGGCTTGTTCGGTACATGTACTGGTTCGGTTGGTGTAGCCGTAAACGTTTTGATGACCGCAGCTTCTAACTCTTTAGCAGATAACGGCACGTTGGTAGGTGCGGCTGGTGGTGCGGCTTTCATCATCTTGAACGTGTCACGTAGCAAAGGCATTTCGGAATCCTTTAATCCGACAAGTATCAGCCCCGCTTTTTGGGCGACCAGGTTCGGGTCAAGGTTTGCGTCTTTGCACGCTGTCCTGAATCGTTCAATGTTTTCTGGTGACACTACGCCTACAGGTTTTGGTGCTGCAGGTGGGTGTTCATCCCATTCCGATTTAGACCACAACGATAGACAGATACCGAACCGCATGGATGCGTTACGAAGGAAGTCTCCGATGAGTTCTTTATCTAGGTCAGGTTTGTCTGAACGCACCGAACCAACACCGAGCATTGTTTTGCCGAGGATACTTAGATAACCCCACATCGTTGCCATACCGTTTGTTTCGTTGATTGCTGGTCTGCCGTTCACGAACTCGACAGGCGACCAGTTCCATAGCGGATCAATGTCGATGAGGATTCGGTTGATTTCTGCGTGTCCCACGAAGTCGAGCGTGATGCCGCCTCGCGGTAGTTTGCCTACGATAGACGGGTCAGGTACACCGTATGCGCTGATGATTTCTTTCAGTTCCATTACTTGTCTCCTTTGGTTTTGTTTGTATTCATTGATTGAACCCACCCAATACAGGTTTTAGCAATTTCTTCAGGTGTTTGCCCCTTAAAAGTATCTATGATTTCTTCGTCAGTTAATCCGTATGGTGATTTGGCGACACAAATGTAAACCGCCAATTCCGTAAAAGCATCTTCCCATTCGGTCAATACATCATTTGTTTGTCGCGCAAATTTTAGTTCGTTAATTAGATATTCGTTAGTCGAATAGTAATCGTTATATTTGGTTGGTGTAGTGATATCCATTACTTTCTCCTTTTGTTTTCGTTTAGTTGATTTCGTTGGTTTCGTTTGAATAACCCAGATGGGCGACTAAGCCTTTTCTTTCTTGGGACAACAAAAATCATTGTTATACCCCTTTGTATGCCACACGGAATGTGCGGACATTAGTTTGTTTTTTAAACTTCTCTACCAACGCAGGATGCGCCGCTTCTAACTGTTTCTGATCCAAGCTGTTACGCACCGAATTTTTCCATGTCAAAGCAAGAGTGCCACCTATTGTCGCGTACTCTGCCTCACCCATTAACGCTGTCAACTCTGCTTTAATACGATCCTCAGAATCTTCTGCATCTTTAATTGTTTGCTTGATTACATTCAGTTCACCAATTTTTGCTTTCACATCTGACGGCAATTCAACAGAAACATTTTTGCCTTCAGGATACTGTGCCTGAATGTGACGGAACCGGTACTCTGCACCGTCAGGCAACATCCCTAAATCTATGGCCGCCAAAAACTTTCGGCAAGCATCAATGTGTTTCTGTTTCTCATCGGAAGAAACCTTTTGTACATGTTGATGCAACGACAAGTCGGAATCAAATATCGCCCAATCAATACTGTGTACGTTCGCGCAGATGGCTTGATGTACACCCTGCCAATACCAGTAGCCAGGTAGGGTACCTTTCCATTGTTTGCGTGACGTTTTGATTTCGAACACACGCTGGTATCCAGGTTCAGCCAAACTGATTGCGTCAAGTGTTGCTAATAGTCGGACACCTTCTTCTTCGTAGCAGTACAACACGTCAGGTGAAGTTAGTAACAGGTTTTCTCTGTCTGCCACCCATTTGATGAGTGTTGGTTCTAGACGGTTGCCGCGATCCATTGCTTCGTTTGGTTCTGTTGGTTGTGGCGGTGTTGGTGAGAGCAGTTCGGTTGCGAGATCTGCCGCAGTTTTGTATGGATGTTCTCCGTGTACTACAGCTGCGACTGATGCGGTGATTTGTGTTTCGCCTGCCGCATTTTTCCATCTGGCTTCAAGCCATTCTGCTGTGCCGTGTTCTGGTTTGTTTCGTGTATATAACTTTTTCATGTTTGCCCCTTTGGTTTGGTTTAGTTACACTATAGGCCGTGGGTGTTGTAAAGTCAAATCAATTTTTGGTTGTTCTAAAACAGTGATACTTTTGACCATATCTACAGGGATGTGTGTGACCATACCCACCGTTTTAAGGGTCGGTAACTCGTCAGGGAAGTATGAGCCGGTGATCGTCACGTATCCTGATAGGCAGTCAGGGTATAGGAACCCTACAGATATGACGTTGGCTGTTTGTGGTTTGTAGTCGTCTAGTTCTATCCATCCGTTCGATGAGTCAAACGCATCTATCCAATGGATTGACACAAGCGACCACGGGCAAGTCATACGGTTTCTTTAGGTAGGTATTCGTAGCTTGCATGAGACATAGATAAGATGCGACCTTCACGGGTTATTGCGATCCAGGTGGGTGCGTCAGGGTCGCAGAGACAAGAAGCCACTTTTGTCTCATCGTATTCAACTATCGCCATACAATGTTGACAACAAAGTCTCATAGCCAGCACACATACTCAGAAGTAACTCTGCCTTTGATCGGGTCAACGAAATGTAAACGTTGCGAAGGTTTACCGACAGCAGCAATGAACGTTCGCGCATACTCGTTATGAGA